CAAAGGATCTCTTTATCCTTTTCGACCTCGTTAATATTTTTGATTACTCTAAAAGTACGCTTGTTATGTTTCCAAGCGTCTTTTGCTTCATCTAATGAATCCGCGCTTGTCATAAATAGATCGGTTCTAAAATCCGCGCCTATAATATTAGCTTGATGCGAATATGCCGTGTGACCACTAGCAAGTGATAAAAGCGAATCCCAAATATAGGACGGAACCGCGCTAGGATCGCCATATGTTCCGACCCTAACTTTACGATCACGTGCAATTTCTGCAATCTGATCATGACCTTTTAATTCTGGATAAGCGCCTTTCTTGAATTGCTTATAAGTGGTCAATGGCGCGTGCATCAAAGTTACATAGCAAGATCTTTCTTTTGCTGTCTTTTTTGTTGGATCATTGTGTGGGGTTCCTTTTAAAGGACATTCACCGCAAATCGCATAATCCGCGCCAGTTTTATTTGCTAACAATGGATCAATATCCGTTCTAATAATTTGCGTTTGAATCATTGCGCCAGTTTTAGCATTTTGTGATTTGCCAATTTGCGCAATTACAGCAATCTCAGAATCTGGATCAAGCTTGCTTGCGCCTTTATATATTATATAGCCGTTTGGTTTTTTGTTTGTCATTTTTTACACTCCGTTTTTTATACTTGTTTAAATATAATAAACAATTAGCAAGCGATTGCAAGTAAAAAATGCATACGCTATATAATGCAGGTTTTTTTATTGGTTGTTTTTAGGGTTGATAATAGGCAACCACATTTAAACACTACACGCGCCCGCGACCCTTTGACCTGGCGTGCCGCTGCTTAACCGTTCTTGTTTTGTTCTAATGCAACAATTTAACCACAATCGGGTTAACACCAAGGCGTTCTTGTTTTGTTCTGTTTCGCGCTGCTCGTTCTGGATTTGTTCTGCGTTTGTTCCAGGTTCTCGTTATGTTCACGTTTTGTTCTGATCCCCCCCCTTCTTTTTTTTTGGGGGGCGGTTATAAAAATATATACCCCTTACACTTGCCATACTTTAACACACCGATTACATTGTTAAACATGAAACATGACCAAGCCAAATGCAAAGACATATTCGTGCAGCTAGTTTCTGATGGTGAATCGGCTAGGAAAGTATGCAAGCGCGAAGGTATGCCTAGTTTTGTAACCATGTCTAAATGGTTAAAAGAGGATTCTGATTTCCGCGACCAGTATCGTTTAGCGATGGAACTCCGTGCGCAAAAAATCGATGATGATATTGACGATGCGATTATAGATATGCGTAACGGTGATTTAGATGCGCAACAAGCAAGAGTGCTGATAGACACATATAAGTGGCGTGCTGCAAAATTATACCCTCGTTTTTATGGTGAGAAGCAGAACATTGAGGTAGAACATACTGTGAACAGTTTTGTTGATGAGTTAAAGCTTGCTGCTGCACAGATTGAAGCTAGAAAGTTAGCGAGAGACAAGACGATTGATGGTACAGCAACGGTAGCACCCCCCCCCTTTGATTGAAAGCGGTCATGACACCCCAGCCGAAAAAAACTGAAAATACAGATTTATTGATACGTTTGCATGACGACCCTGTGTTGTTTGTAGAGAGTATTATTGGTGCGAAGCCTTATCAGTGGCAAAAGGATGCTTTGCGTGCTATTGGCAAGAATGACCGTGTTAGCATTGCTTCTGGACATGGTGTTGGTAAGACTGCGTTTCAGTCATGGTTAGTGCTGTGGTGGTTATGTACGCATTATCCATGTAAGGTTGCGGTTACTGCGAATACTGCGCATCAGTTATCAGATGTTTTATGGACTGAGATTGATAAGTGGGCAAGAAGCTTACCTGAAGGATTTAAAAGTTTACTTGAGTTTAAAAGTGACAAGATAAGTTTGAAGGGTGCTAGTGATAGTTTTGCAGTGGCGAGAACTAGTAGAAGAGAAAACCCTGAAGCTTTGCAAGGATTTCATAGTGAGAATATGCTGTTTGTTTGCGAAGAAGCCTCTGGTATTCCTGATGTTGTGTTTCAGGTTGGTGAGGGTGCGATGTCTACCGCAGGTGCGAAGACTGTTATGTGTGGAAACCCTACTAGGTCTGAGGGGTTTTTCTACGAAAGCCATCATAGCCAAAGGCACAGATGGAAAACAATGACAGTTAGTTGTTATGACAGTCCTAGCGTTACAGAACATTTCTTAGAAAGTATGGAAGAAAAGTACGGTAAAGACAGTAATGTTTTCCGTGTTAGAGTTCTTGGTCAGTTTCCCACGCAGTCAGATGATGTGTTATTGCCTCTTTATTTAGTAGAAGAAGCAGTTAAGAGAGATATAGAATCTTCGCCAACTACGCCTACTATTTGGGGTGTAGATGTTGCGCGTTTTGGTAGTGACAGAAGTGCTATAGCTAAGAGACAGGGTAATGTGCTTTTAGAACCTATTAAAACGTATCAGGGTCGCGACCTTATGGAAATGGCTGGTATTGTGATGTCTGAGTATGAGGCATCTCCATATACGCTAAGACCGCAAGCTATTTATATTGATGCTATTGGTATTGGTGCTGGACTAGCGGATAGATTGCGTGAGTTAGATATGCCTGCTGTAGCAATTGCGGTTAGTGAAACAGCTAGTTTAAAGGACAGGTTTAACCGTCTTAGAGATGAATTGTTTTGGAATGCTAGGGAGTGGTTTGAAGGTAGAGATGTTAAGATACCTGAAGATAATACGCTAATACAAGAATTGACTGGTATTAGGTATAAGTATCTCAGCACTGGTAAGTTAAAAGTTGAGAGTAAAGATGAAATGAAAAAGCGTGGTCAGAGAAGTCCTGATGTTGCTGATGCATTTGTTCTTTCTTTTGCGCAAAATGGCGCGATTGCGAGAGGGTACTCAAAAGGGTATAGTAGTATCAATAGCGTAAAACGAAATACTGGCTGGATAGTATGAATGATAATATAATACAGTTTCCAAGCAATAAAACAGATGTTGAGTTTGAATTTGACTTTGTTGACGAAATTGATCATGAGTTAGAGACTGTTAAAACAATGCTAGAGGTTCAGGCAAACGGTATTATTACCAGTTCTGACAGCATTAATTGGGGTCATATATTCGATGCGTCAATTTATTTATTAATTATTGCTGGTGTTAATAGTGGTTTGTCGACAAGTGCTATTAAAGAAATTTTAAAAAATTGCGATGTAGAGTACGCAGATGAGTAAAGACCCAAGGTTAGAAAGAATTGGCGTTAGTGGTTATAATAAGCCTAAGAGAACGCCTAACCATCCTACTAAAAGCCATGTTGTTGTGGCAAAATGTGAAGATGGTAGTATTAAAACTATTCGTTTTGGGCAACAAGGTGTTTCTGGTGCTGGTAAAAATCCTAAGACAGCATCTGAAAAAGCAAGGCGTAAGTCTTTTAAGGCAAGACACGCCAAGAACATTGCGAGGGGTAATTGCTCTGCGGCTTACTGGGCGGATAAGGTGAAGTGGTAATATGTTTGGACTTTTACTCCCAGAACAAGGATATTTAGAGGATGAATATCCTCAGATGACTTACAGAGGTCTATTGCTTGACGATAGACAACCTTATCTATTTAGAGATGAGGAAGTGTATGAGCCATACACGGAAGATTTTATGATTAGCCCAGAAGAATTGGAGATGAGGCGTTTGCGTATGCAGATGCTAAAAGATTCTGCGGTTAGTCGGGAAATTATGCAAAATCCGCTATCTAGCAGAACCCCCATGGGTTTTTATGACGGTAGAAATTATTATAATCCTCAAGAATATTATTCTAACCCAAACGAAATATATGGCTATTAGAAAGGAAAAACTAATGGAAGTTTGTAAGAATTGTCCTTACCCGCGCAAGTGTTTGAATCAGATACGCTGTATAGTGTATAAAGAGGGTGTTGAACCTATTGAATATAATCAACCTGAACCAGTACCAGTAAAAACAAGTTATGGTATTGGTATGACTGGCACTAAAAAGAAAAGGAAAAAATCATAATGTACGGTGAATCCCCAAAACCTCGTCCTAAAAAAATTCCAAAAAGAATGCCTGGCGTTTCTCCAATACCAAAGCCAAAGCCTGCTGATATGAATATGTCTGTTAGCAATCCGTTGCGTAGTTTGGTAAAGACTGTTCGTGCAACAACTCGTGGCTCTATGTCTGACAAAGAAGCAAAAAAAATTAATCAAATAACAGGTAATTATTCAAGCGATAACTAATGTACATAACTGTAATGAGAAGACCGCCTCGTACTACAAGAAAAGTTGAGGCGGTTGCGGAGATAGCAGAAGAACCGCAAGATAATGCATATACGCGGTGCGCAGGTTGCGTTACTAGAAAAATGTGCGATGATGTAGAAAGATGTCTTCACGGTAAGAAGGCTAAGAGGAAAAAAGCCAATGGCAGAAGAAATGGACGAGTATCAACTCAGAAGTATAGTTAGTTCTGAGATAACTGATTCTTTAAATCACTTTGATTCTGAATACAGCCAAGAACGCATTCGCGCTATGGATTTTTATCTTGGCGAACCATTAGGTAATGAGATTGAAGGTCGTTCTCAAGTTGTTAGCACAGACGTTGCTGATACAGTTGAATCTATTATGCCTAATCTTATGCGTGTTTTTACTGCAAACGACCAATACGTACGTTTTAACGCACGCACACAAGAAGATGTCGAAAAAGCAGAACAAATTAGTGATTATGTAAACTACATTATTAACAGCGATAATGAAGGTTACAAGATTTTACACAATTGGTTTAAAGACGCTTTATTATTTCGACTAGGGGTTGTTAAGTTTTATTACGAAGAAATAGAGGAAGTGGATGAGGAAGAGTACACAGGTCTTTTAGAAGAAGAACTTGCTATACTTATGGCTAATCCAGATATTGAAATTATAGCGCAAGAAGAAACTGTTACTGGCACTATGATGGATGAAATGGGTGAGTTAGTACCTACTGATTACAGCTATGATTTGTCAGTTCGTGTAAAGAAAAAATCTGGCAAAGTAAAAGTTGTAAATGTTCCGCCAGAAGAATTTTTGGTAAACCGCAGGGCAACTAGCCTAGAAGATGCATACTTTGTTTGTCACAGAACAACTATGACAGTATCTGATTTAGTAGCAATGGGGTATGACCGTGAAGAAGTAGAAGCACACGCAGGCATATCTGACTTAGATGTTGATGAAGAAAGAACCAACAGATTCAATGACTTAGAGGCGGCTACTGGTACAGATGCAGCAGACCCTACGCTAAAAGAAGTAACCTATTATGAATGTATAATGAAGGTTGATTATGATGGCGATGGTATTGCAGAACGCAGACGTATTTGCGCTATTGGAACAGAAGGTGAACATATCCTTCACAACGAACCATTTGATCATGTACCGTTTGCAGTAGTTAGTCCAATATTAATGCCTCATAGACTTATTGGACGTTCTATTTATGATATGACGCAAGACTTGCAGGTTATTAAATCCACTCTTTTACGCCAATATTTAGACAGTGTTTACACATCTACCCTACCAAGAATGGGTGTTGTGGAAGGCATGGTTAATATTGATGACGTATTAGACGGGACTGCTGGTGGAATCATAAGAATGCGTCAGGCTGGTATGGTTCAGCCTATTACTGGCACGCCTGTTGGTGGAGAAGTGCGACCATTAATGGATTACATTGATGGTATGAAAGAACAACGAACTGGTATGTCTGCCGCATCTCAGGGTTTAGACCCTAATGCGTTACAGTCTACTACCGCAAGTGCTATCTCTGCCACAGTACGAGGCGCACAGGTAAAGCTAGAATCTTATGCTAGAACAATGGCTGAAACAGGAATGAAAGAACTTTTCAAAGGTATCCTTCATTTAGTAACAAAATACGATAGTAAGCCTCGCGTTGTAAGGCTGCGTAATAGTTTTGTGCCAATTGACCCTAGAGAATGGACATCTGAATTTGATGTAGTCGTGCAGGTTGGTTTAGGTACTGCTGACGATGAACAGAAGATTGCTTTCTTAACTCAAATTGCATCAAAGCAAGAACAAATATTAATGCAAATGGGTGCTAATAATCCGATTGTTAGTATGTCTCAGTATGTAAATACTTTGAGAAGTATTGCAGAAATTGGCGGATTTAAAGATGCTGATTTATTCTTTAATAGTCCACAGCAAATACAAATGGCACAGATGCAACAACAACAGCAACCTGGTCAAGACCCTATAGCCATGCAAGCGCAAGCTGAATTGCAAATGAAGCAACAACAAATGGAAGCAGAGTTAGCACTAAAGCGTGAACGCATGGCTATGGAACTAGAATTAGAAAGAGAAAAGTTTGCGGCTGAGATGGAATTACGCAGACAAGAACTTGAATACGAAGCGCAGTTAAGGATGCAAAAGGCTGCTACTGACGCACAAATTAGCACTAACTTACCAAGGGTTTAATTATGGCTATAGATGATAAGTTCAAAGCAAGCAAAGAATCTCAAAGAGGTTCTTTTGAAAAATATTTTGGCAGTAAACCTTCTGAAACAAAAAAAGTTGTTGAAAAATTAAGATCGCAAAGAAAAGAAAAAAAACCAAATGTTTTTGAAGCTAGTATAGCAAAAATAAAGCAAGAAGAAGCAAAAATAAAAGAAGCAGAACGCTTTAAAGCTATGGCGGCTGCTGGCAGAAAAGTCTCTATAAATTCAGGTATTCCTGATTTTTCTGATATGGACGTAAAAGATATAATACAACAAGGGTTATTAACTGCTTTTAAAGTCCCTAATTTAAATACAATTCAAAATATAGCTGCGCCTATTATGGGCAAAAGATTTTTAAACATTCTTGCTAATGATTCAGAAGCTACTGCTTTGTATGATGATAGAGGTAATATTGTTGGTGTTCGCGATAAATACAACAGATTAACAGGTCGTGATTTAGAAGCGCAAAGACAAGCTATGCTGGAACGAATGAATAGAGAAAGACCTGAACCTGCAAACTTTCTTTCAATGGCAGAACCTGTTGCGCCTACACAAGAACCAACAACAGTGCCTAATCTTAATATGGCTAACATGACGTTGCCTTATCAGACAAATGCTAGTTACTATCGTCCTAGTAGTTTAGACCAGCCTAATGGTCTATTAGATTTTTACCAAATGTACGGATTAGAACAACCTGAAGGTGGGTTTAGTTCTCAGCCAATGTACTCAAGTCCATATGCTTACGGAGGATACAGTTTATTATCATGAACGAAGGAAAAGCTTATGAAAAAATTGACAGAGGCGCTAAAGCGCAATCATTACTTAATAACGAACTATTGCAAGAGGCATTTGATTATTTGGAAAGTGAATTTACAAATGCATGGAAAAATAGTTCCGTGGACGATTCGCAAACTCGTGAGAGATTGTATCTATTGTGTCAGAACCTTTCAGCAGTCAAAGGTTATATTGAACGTACGGTTGAAGATGGGAAACTGGCGCAAGCAGCCATAAATGGCTTGAAAAACAACCAAAACTTTGAGAAAAGGAAATAGGAAATGTCCAATAACTCGCAAGAGACTGGCACAATATCTGTAAATGATGCAATTGATAGCCTTTTAACTACCACCCCTGAAACGGACAAGGTTGAAGAAAGGCGGCTAGAGGCAGAACAAGCCTCACCACTGGAGACTGAATTTGAAGAAACAGAAGAGGATAATCTGGCAACAGAACCCAATGCTGAGTTTGATAATGAAGTTTATGAAGGTGAAGATACCGAAACCGATGTAGACGAAGAAGAATACGAAGAGGAACTTCTTTACACAGTAACCATTGACGGTGAAGAAGAAGAAGTTAACCTGGACGAACTCAGAAACGGCTATCAAAGGCAGCAGGTATTTACAAGGCGTATGCAAGAAATTGCAAAGGAACGTGAAGCAGTTCGGTTTGAAGCAGAACAGGCAAAGCAACAACGTGACGAATACGCCAAACAACTTGAGTTGTACGGTGGAAAAATCCAGCAGACAATCCAACAGGAACCTGACTGGCGTGCATTAGCTGACCAAGGCTATTCTGAGAAAGATTTATTTCTTGCTAAAGCTGAGTGGGATAAACAAAAGTCTGAATTAGACCGCGTTAAAAGCGAACAAGAAAGAATAGCTGGTGAACAAGCCAGAGATAATGAAGTTAAGATGCGAGAGTATGTAGCTTCTCAAAGGCAAGAAATGCTTGAACGTATTCCTTCATGGCAAAATGAAGAAAAACGTAATGTGGAAAGAATGGAAGTTGTAAAATACGCACAGCGTGTTGGCTTCTCAGAAGACGAGATTGCAAATGCTACAGACGCAAGGGCAATTGAACTTCTGCATAAAGCTTGGCTATGGGACAATCTTCAAAAGAAGAAACCCGAAGCTAGGAAACGCATTAAAAGCGCACCTAAAATGGCTAAAGCAGGTACACCAAAAACAAAATCTCAAGTTGCTAGTCGTCAGCGGCAAGAATCAATAAACAGATTAAATAAAGAAAAATCTGTTGATGCTGCCGTTCAATACTTAATGGGTAGATAGCAAAAGGAGATTAAATCATGACTACTTACCTTACCTCTGCGGCAATCGGTGAAAGAGAACAACTAGCCGATGTAATTTATCGTATTGACCCAGATGAGACACCAATCTTTTCTGCGTTAAAAAAAGAAACCTCTAATGGTATTTTCACTGAGTGGCAAGTACAAGAATTGGCAAGTGCTGCTTCTAACAACCACGTTAATGAAGGTGCTGATGCTTCAATAGCTGCGGCAACACCTACAACAAGACTTGGTAACTATCACCAAATCTCTGTTAAAGCTGTTGCAGTATCTAAGACATTAGATGCAGTTGAAAAAGCTGGTCGTGATCGTGAAGTAGCTTATCAAAAAGTGTTAAAATCACTTGAGTTAAGACGCGATATCGAAAAATCAATTGGAGACACAGATGTAGCACGTTCTGCTTCTGACCCTCGTAAATCAGCATCACTTACTTGCTGGATTACA